TGGGGAAGGATGGACTCCACACGCATATAAACGGTGGAAGGTGTTGGTTGATGGATTGCAGGCGCTGACGGGTAAAGAGTTGGACCCAAAGCTTGCTATGCAATTTTTGGAGTTTCCGAATTATTTGGGGCACATTTTGCCTTGGATTGAATTTTGGTTGAGGATGGCAGAGGCGACAACTGGGTTGTCGTTGTTGTTACAGGGACAGAAGACCTCGGATAGTGTTGGGGTAACACAGGCTTTGCAGAACAACAGCACGACCAATCTGCGATTGCTAGTAAGGCAGTGGGACGATGATGTGTGTTCTCCAATTATTCAGCACATGTATGAGTGGGTACAGCAGTATGGGCCGGAGACAGCACGGGGAGATGCGGTTGCTAGGCCGTTGGGGTCGTCGACGCTGATTGCACGGGAATTGCAGCAACAGGCTGTGGTTCAATTTTTGGATAGAAGCGTACAGCCGGTTTTTGGGATAAGTCCGAAAAAGATGGCCAAGGCATTCTTTGAGGGATTGCAGATTAGTGCGGATTCGCTTGCGTTGGAAGAAGAGGAAAGGCAGCAGTTGGAAGCGGCGAGCCAACAGCCGGATGCGCGAGTGGAAGTAGAAAGGTTACGAGGGGAAACGCAGTTGAAAATTACTGATATGTCTGCTAGGCTTGAGCATATGAAAATACTATTGAATGCCCAGCTAAAAGCGTTATCTTTGGACCATGCGGATACGGTTGTTAGGGCGCAGATGGAAACAACGCTACAGGCAGAAACCTTGAAGCAAGTGGGCGTAGAGCGGAGAGAACATGTAAAGGCGGGGTTGAAGCCGGAAGGGGAAGATTCAGATAGGGAAATCAATGGGGCGTTGGCAACGCTCGGACTGTAGACATGAAGTCACTAACACTTGACTATTATGGAGGAGTTGCCTATGTTAGGGTACAAGGAGTATTGGATGCGCTGGAAGCGAAAGTGCAGCTATGTCATAAGCAATGTGCGACACCAGGATTGGACCCGATAACGACCGAGTTTTTGAGGGGACGCGCAGCAGAATTAAATGAATTGGCGGCGTATCTAGTGCAATTATCATAAAAATTGAAGGGGATTAACCCATGACTCAAGAGTTGAATACAATGGACGAAGGGACAAAAGATGGTGTCGGAGAGGGAGCGGATGAGGGTGTAGGAGTAGGAACGGAAGGGGGCGGACAGGGGGAAGGTGCGGAGGGAACGCCAGCGTATTTTATTGGGGATTTGGATGAGTCTACGGTGTTGGAGCGGCTGCGGTATACGGGAGAGGTGCCGGACAGACTTTCTGCGTTGGAGAGTCGGCTTGCGTCTCAACTGTCGCCGCTGACCGAACGATTGTCGGCTGTTCAGAAAAGCCTGGGGCAGCGGGCCGGTTTTGAGCCTAAGTGGGAAAAGGTTACTGAGGCGTTGAAGGGATATGATCCAGCATTGGCGGAGGCGCTGTTGCCTGCGTTGACTGCGGATTTAAAGGCTTCGTTGCAGATTAATGCGTTGGATGAATCGGCGCTTGCGCCATTTGTCACGCCGCTGTTGGAACGGGAGACGAGCCGGCAGGAACAGCAGGCGACATCGACGATGTTGGGGATTATTGGGATCGATCCCGAAGAGTTGGTGGCGAAAGACGGGCAAGGAAATGTGACAGAGCCGAAGACGACATTGCAAAAGAGTTTTTATGCGTGGTGGGGCTTGCAAGACGCCAACACGCAAGAGGCATTGAAGACATATGGGTTTCCTCTTGCACAAGCGTTGCATCGCTTTAAGCAGTGGCAAGGGGAACAGACGCGGATAAAGGCAGTAGCGGCAGAAAAGGCAACAACTCGTTTACGTGGGGGACAGCAGGCTGCGACCGGGCAAAGGGGGGTTTCTACCAGGAGGCGGTTAGAAACCGAGGCAGATGGGTTTGATTCGGTATTTAACGTAAAAAGGGGCTAGTGTATGGCAGGTCAATATTATGCGACTGATCCCGCCCGAGTTGGGATTATAAAGGGTGAGATCCTGAAACAGGCGATGTTCGATGAGGTTCTGGGCGCGGTTGGAAAGCCACTCCAGATGGATAAGAATAGGGGAAGAACTTATAAGGTAAAGCGGTATCTGCCTTATGGCGGGGTAGATAATCAGTGGGTTGCAGCGGGCGGGGATGATGAATTTGTTGCGGCCCACATGACAGGAGAGGGAGTTACCCCTTCGGCGGATTCACTTACGTCTACTGTCCTGTCGCTTGTACCTACTCAATTTTCTTGTCTGTATACCTATACGGATCAAACAGCGATTTACCATGAAGATGATATACCGGCCGAGGAAACTCGACAAGCTGGAAAGCGCATTGCCTTGGTGCGAGAGTTGTATGCGTATGGAAAGTTGAAGGCGAGTACCAGTAGTCATTATGGGGGCGCTGGAACATCTACCGGTACAGTAAATGGGAAAATTACTCCGACCCTGCTGCGTCGGGTACAGCGGAGCCTGCAACGGCATTATTGTGACCCGGTAAAGGAGATAATATCGCCGAGTCCAAACTTCGCTACATATCCAGTTGATGCGGCCTGGTTTGCGTATACGCACACCGATGTGACCTCGGACCTATATGACTTGCCGTTCTTTACCAAGGTAGCGGAGTATGGGGATCGGACTAAGGCGCTGCCTCGGGAAATCGGGAGTTGGGAGTCCTTTAGGTTTATTACTGCGCCCCATTTAACGTACTATCCTGGGGGCGGAGCTGCCGTTGGAGCGACGGGACTAAAGGCTGACAACAGTACGAATATTGACGTATATCCGATGATTGTTGTTGGAGCGGATTGTTTTGCTTACTTGGCGCTTCGTGGTCAACAGGCAATCAATGCCAACCATATACCGTACAACCAGCCTTCTAAGAGCGATCCAGGCGGGCAACGGGGTTATGTATGGGCGTCGACAGAGTATGGGGCGGAGATTATGAATCAAGGATGGATGGCAGTTGTTGAAGTCGGAGTTACCGCGCTATGACGACAAGCATTTCAACTGGGACGCAGCAGGTGCAAGTGCTGCGTCGGGGGGACGCTCTCAAAGCGCTTTTTGATGCTGTACTTGTGGATTTGACTGCGATACAGACAGCGTTGAAAGGTACGAATGTCATCAATGTGTTTACCCTGTCAAAGGGATCTACGCCGGAAAATGTTGCGACGACGGCGGGACAGTTTCGGATTGATGGGGTGACGTATACCAAGGCGGCAGTTCCAGCAGGGACTGCATTTTCAGCCGCAGATACCATTAATACCGCAGGAGCGGCGGGGAAGAAATGGGGAGCCTGGAATGTTCAGATTGTTGGAGCCGGAACCATAACGACTAAGGCGGTAGGAGCGGACCAGTCATATACTACTGAAGCGCTGGCGATAGCTGCGCTTCCGGCGGTTGAGACTGGAAAGCTTATTATTGGGTATGTTACGGTACAGGCGAAAGAAGCAACGAAATGGACGGCCGGGACCGATGATCTAACGGCGGCGAGTGATTGTACCGGGGCCTTTTACTACTCGACTTCGAGTAGCCCGTCCCTAACTCTCTCTGCGTGAGGAAAAAGAAATGACTGTTTCTGTTACTGGGTTGACGTTTAAGAAAGTGTCGGATTGTGGGGTAGCCGGAGCGCAGTATGCGCGTTTTGACGGGTATGGGACGTATACGGCTGTCGATTTCACGATTACGGCGGCAGATGGATTGGGCTTTACGCCGAATAAGGTAGAAGTGCTTAATCTGACGGATCGCACTTCGACGGTGGCGTATCGGGATACTGGGTTGACTACGACTGGGACTTTGGGGTTGGTTACAGTGGCGAATGGGACGCGAACATATGCGGCTCATGGTGTGACATTTGGAGCCAATTCGGTAGGGATTACTATAGCTACGGCAGGGCCAATTACGAATAATGATGACTTTGTGATTGAATGCTGGGCGTAAGGTTGTAGGGCGGCTGGGGTAGGGCGGAAAGGCATGAAAGCCAACAGAGTGATTTGTTGGCTTCTCTGTTAAGGGGGACAAATGGCGGATTCGGTTACGGTAAAAAAATTGTGCCATAGTGGTTCTACTGTGGTTTTGTATTTAATGGGGCTGTCAGACGGTACAGGGGAAAGTGCCGTTGTAAAGGGGGATAAGAGCGAGTTGTCGATGATGGGGCAGTGTCCGGCAGTAGATACGGGACATATGGCGATTCGCTCGGTGAAGTGGTTTCAGTCGGGTTATACATATATTTCACTGCTATGGGATCATACAACGGATGATCTTGCGGTGATGCTGGGACCGGGGCAGGGAGAGCTGGATTTTAGTATAGCAGGGGGCTTACATGATCCGCAGAGTACGGGAGGTACTGGAGATTTGTTGTTAACGACAGTTGGTCACACGGCCGGGGATACATATGCTATAATTTTAACATTGGACCTATATAAGTAAGCTAAAACAGAGAGAATACCTTGAACACGCCAATTATTCGTAAGCAGACTCGGTATGGAACAGAAGCAGATCCGGCACAAAGCCCGGTTGTGGTTATTGAGACGAAAGCAGATGGGGAGGTGGTTATTCCGGCAGGAGTTTCCCCGGAGGCAATAAATAAGGACTATCAGAAGGAATTGGCCTTTTTGGAAGAGGTAATGACCATCTTTGTGCATCCACCACAGGATCCGAATGATACGACTCGATTCTTTTCGGTGGGGGTGAATGAGAGCGAAGTCTATATTATGGTGGGGCGTCCGGTAAAAGTGCGAAGAAAGCATGTTAATCAGTTACTTAAAGCGCGACCAGATGTTGTTACTCATAGGACGGATGATCCAGGAGACAGAAATCCGAATCGGTTAACGACGTTTTCGATGGCCAAGTATAACTTTGATGTAATTGAAGATACCGCGCAGGGACGGGCTTGGCTGGTTGAAGCTAGAAAGAAGTATGCAAGTCGGTGAAAGTGTTGCTATCGTACTTGGACGGGTAAAATGACATATAAAGAATTGTGCGAGGCAGTTGCGGAAGAGGTTAACCGACGTCCATTGACTTTTTCTAGTGTTTCTTTAGCTACGGAGACGGATCCTTTTAAACGGTCGGTTATTAGGGCTGTTACTCGGGCTTATGCTGAGGTGTTGTTGTATTCTCGGCATTGGACCTTTTTGAATCAACGGGGGAATTTGCTGACGTTGGTGGGGGGGACAAGAGACTATGTTATTACGGGTGTACAGTCTTTTGCCTGGAGTAGTCTGTATTTGGCGGAAGTTGGGGGAACAGCTCGGTATCCGATTGTACAGGGACAGTATGAGACATGGCAGGAAATGGAGCAGTCGGCAGTGGGGACGAGCGGCGTTCCACGGTTGTTGATAAAGACGACTGAGTTGGATAAATGGTTATTTTGGCCCACTCCCATAAAGGCGTATGTATTGTATGGAAACATGCAGATAAAACCGCCAGTGTTGACGCTTACAACGGATACACCGGTTTGGGATGCGCAATACCATGATGTAATTGTTTGGGTTGCGGTCTCTATTTTGGAGGCTCGGGTAACGACGACGGATGAGGTTGTGTCGACGTTGAATGCAACAGAAGCGAAACAAATGGCAAGTAGCCGGTTTGGTGCACTTTGTGCGCAGTTTTTGCCTGGCGTACAGCCTCGCGGTTCATTTATGTGATGGGCGGAGAGGAGAGTTAAATGTTGCTTATGCCTGTTCTTATTCTAGCGACCTGTGGTGTTACGGTACACGGTTTGATTCCAATATTGTTTCTAAATTATATTTGCACGTAAATGATTAATATATCGTCTATGGATACTTCTCTAGTCGCGGCATTAAAGGCGGATGAGGGATTTTCTCCTACACCATATATAGATGTTGGAGTTGGGGGAATATCGTTGGGTACTGCTGTCGGGTATGGACGGAACTTGACGCGGGAGCCCCTTGATGAAGAGGAGGCGTCTTTTCTGTTGTATTCCAGTATTATGAAAAAACGGGCTGCACTGGAACACCAGCAACCCTTTTTTAATAAGCTTTCCTCGCCTCGGAAAGATGCTATTTTGCTAATGGCGTATCAAATGGGTGTAGCTGGGTGTTTAGGGTTTAAACGGATGTGGGCATGTTTGGAGAAGGCTGATTGGGTAGGTGCTGCGTTGGAGGCGAAAGAAAGTAAGTGGGGGCGGCAGTATACAAAACGGGCGGAAAGGGTTGTGCAATTGTTGGAAAGTGGGAAGTGGCCGAGTGGGGAGGGGAAGGTATGAGAGGGAGAAGATACGGGAAGTTTGGAGTTGGAATAATGGTTGTGTTGGTTGGGGTTGGTGCGGGTTGTTCGGGGAGTGGAGGACAGCGGAAAGAAGGAGGGGTTCAGGCGCTACCGGATATTGTTTGTAAGGGAAAGATTGTAATGAATATAACGGGAAATGCAGATTTTTCATTTGTTCCGGGAAGTGGGGGTTCGACTTCTGGAACATTGCAGGCGGATTGTGGAGATGGGTTTTCGTTACAACATGGGGGGAAGAAATGATGAAGCGGATGATACGAATCTTTCTTGGTTTGTGTGCAGTGGTTCTTGGGGTAAACGGGGCGTTGGCAGCGAATTATTCGGTTACGGTTGGCTGGGTAGATTCTACGCCATACCTGTCAACGGAAGTACCAAAGTATGACATGAAGTGGAAAGTGGGGGCTGGGGAAGAAGCTTTGATTACGGATTTGCCTTCTCCGGGCGGGGCGTTCTCGATTGTCGCAGAGCCGGGGCAAGTAGTTGGGGTGGCGGCAAGGAATAAAAATGAAACGTTGGTTTCAGCGTGGTCCCCTTGGGCAGAAGCGACTCTTCCATTTCCGCCGACACAACCACGAGTACCCTCTTCTGTAGTCGTTACTGTTGTTATTGTACCATGAGTATAAAGAACACAGCGGCATCTTGGCTTATCGGGATAAGCTGTGTTCTTTTTGTGGGGACGAGCTTCGGTATTCAGCTTCGTTTTGCCTGGGAGCCGGGAGATAATTGGTCATTATTCCCGAACGTTACTTCTACATTATGCTCCAATGCTATATGCCAGGCCGGGATAGCTGAGTATACCTATACCTTGGAAGTACCACTTAGCCCTGGAGATCTTGTAGATGCCCGGGTGAAGGGAGTGTCTACTACGGGCCAGGAAAGTAGTTGGTGTACATATCAAGGGCATATTCCGAAGCCACCAGAAAATATTCAGGTGTCGATACAGCGCGATTTGATACGACAGTAGCGGGGCGGGAAATAATTCTACTCTTTGGGTATATGATAGAATTGTAAATTCTGGGACTTTTGGGGGAAGTGAGAATTTTGGAGAGGCAGCGTCGGCTCGTTATTTGAGTGTTATAATGGCATTTTCTCCCAAGGTGGCCACGCAAGGCCTACATTGAGGTGACTTTAGTGCCGTACTCACACGTTCCTAACTTTGCGGATGCCATAATCGGGATTATTCTGGTAACTATCGCAGGAGTTGCTTCTTTCTTGCGTCGCCTCCTGGCGTGGTTGATTCGACAAGCAAAGTTGGAGGGCAAGCCGGAGGCTCTGGCGGTGTTGAATGATGAACTTCCGCAGATAAGCTGTAAAATTCTGTACGAACGTAGGCATGGTATTATCCTGGAAGCTGTTGTTCATGTTCTTGGAAGTTGGGCATCCGGGTTTATTACCTTTTTACTTATTTACTCGACGGGAGTTGGGCCTACAATAGCAGGATCAATTGGTGCGTTGTGTGCGTTACCTGGTTGGGCTGTTGTAGATGGCCTTGCGAAAATAGCATATGATCGGTTGTTGTTGTTTTTGAAACAGTTTAGTTTCGGGGGGAAGGGGAAGTCATGATGAGTTTGTCGGGAATTAATAAGGGGATTGAAGATGCAAACTAAATTTGTTGTTGCTTTGATTGTCGGAATTCTTGCTTCTGGATTGGCGATAGCTGCGGCTTCTGGGGTAGAGTCGGGATGGGGAGGACCAGAAATAACCGGAGTGACAGGAGGGAGCATTTTGCTTGTTGGATTGTTTAGGGGAGTGGGAGCGTTATATGAGATTGCGAATAAAATAGGAAGGAATGAGTCAGAGGTAGCAAGGATTGCTTTAGAGTTGAGTCATTTGTCAAAAAGTATTGGAGATACGACTATTGAGTTAACGAAACATGTTACACAAACGGCGCAACGCTTGGAGACGTTAGAAACTGTTACTAAGCTTAGGGCGATTAGACGACCGCAAGAAAAAGATGGGGGATGATTAGATTATGGCATATACATCGACACCTGGAAATTTGTTTGTTGGTATGTCCTCGGATGGGACAAATTTAACAATTCCGATTGCGGCACTTGCTGCATATGGGTTGACTGCACCGTTGGCACACCAAACGACGGGAGATGCCAGGGTTATGGCATATGCGTTTGGGGCGCGGATAGAGGCATGGTATCGAGGGTTGACGGCAGCGAATAGACCAACGGCATTAGTTGCGGAGACGAAGCTATCAGTTGTTGGGCTGGCGGCAGAAAGCTTTCCGGGGCAAGGGAAGGAAGAAATAAAAATTACGGCGTATCGAAACCGCCCGAGTGGGGCTATGGATGTGGAGCCATGATTAATACATTTCCGCTGTTGGCCGGAGAGACGGGGACATATGCTACGGGATCACCGGCTACGGTAACGTTGTCTGGCTCGCCTGTTTCGGGGCCTTATCGTACCTTCTCGGCTGCGTCTTCGGACGCACAAAACACATTTGACAATGGATCGCCTTGTACGGTTTTGATTCGGAAGGTGGGGACGAATACATGGCTGGAGGCATCTTGTACATGGAATTCTTCTACAAATGTGTTTTCAGTAGCAAGTAGTCGGCAATCAAATGGTTCTTTGGGCAATGGGGATAGTGTAGAAGTTTATGCAGTTGGTGACGTACCTCCGGTTACATTACGGGAGCAGCTAACTGCGGCCCGGACCTACTACGTAGCTACGACGGGAAGCAATTCAAATAATGGGCTAACGGCAGGAGCGCCCTTTTTAACAATTCAAAAAGCGGTGGACACGGTATCGTTTTTAACTGATCCAGGGACTAATACTGTTACGATAAGCGTTGCAAATGGGACATATACGGAGAATGTCGTACTGCGCAAACATTTGCTTGCTACTGTTACAATTGACGGCGGAAGCACCTCGACAATTATCTCACCTTCATCGGGAACTGTCTTTGATAATAACGGAGCTGGATGTTGGTCGTTAAAAAACATGAAGGTTGTCTCTTCTGGATCTGGAGGTGTTTGCCTTTTTGCTTCGGTATTTGGGTAGATTGAATTTTCTGCTATGGACTTTGGGGCAGCCGCAGCGTCGCATATAAGAGCAGCTTACCAGGGCTATGCAAAGGCGACGGGAAATTATACAGTATCTGGGGCCGCACCTGTACATTGGGATACATTCGACGAGGGACGCATACATGTAACATCAAGAACTATAACCTTTACTACGAATCCAACAAATTTTTCAACTTGTTTTGCGAGTTCTGTAGTTTTTCCCTCAATTTATTGCGCTTCTAATACATTTACAAACTCTGCTTATGTAACGGGGAAACGATATAATGCGGATGAGGAAGGTAGAATAATGACTTGGGGCGGGGGGGCAAATTATCTTCCGGGAAATTCGGCTGGGACTATTGCTAATGGTGGTGTGTATAGGTAACAGGTAATGTTAATTCGCATGCGTAGGAAACTGAGGCAGGTATGAATCTCGGTGCATCTTTAGGGGCACCACTAGGCTGGTCCTTTTTCGCTCCAGCTACGGGAGTAGAGATTAGTGTCTCGGCACCGGCGGCGTTTGTAGGAGCCGGGCTAGCCCCGTCTGTTGCAATTGAGCTTATTATTTTTCCGGAGAAACTTGGACTTATTGCGTATGCGCTAGCGCCTACGGTTGCAGCCGGGGCGCATGTACTTGCCGGAGCTGCGCAACTTGTGCTGGAGTTGGATAGTTCTGCGGTGGCAGCCGGTAGTAATGTGCAAGCCGCAATGAATGCTGCGGTTTTAAGTGCAGCCCCGGCTACCGCCGCTATTTATTTGGATATTGATGTTCTTGGAAGCTATAGCGTCCTACAGGGGATACCGGCTACCGTAGCAACTGGGGTTAATGTACAGCCAAGTGGAGGAGCGGTAGTTGCAGGGAGTAAGGGGGCGGTTGTAAGCGGGGGCGCGGCGGTTGTTGTTGCAAGGGTGGGAGGTGTATTTTCGGCGATTCAACCGGCCGTGCATCCAGATGGACATGTTTGGGTTCAAACGGGGTTTGGACTACTTGCGGGGAAGGCAGTTACAGTAGGGGCGGGAGTTAACGTCTTTTCGGGAAGAGCGGCTTTGCTCCTGGCAGCAAATGCCCCACGAATCTTTGACCCAATTCTGGATGCGGACAATCCGATTGTAAGAGACGTAACAAAAGTACAGCGGGTGAAAGATGTTAGGCAGTGGGGGATAGGCTTAGAGTCGCATATGCTACAAATTCGGGTTGTTGGAAATCAAAAAGTAAGGAAGGCGCCATGAGTTTATTTCGAGAAACTGTATACTTGGATCGGGATAATGTAATTAGGCTGGAATTGCGGGAGGATGAAGAATTGTTGCGGGTGAAGTATCCGGGGCTGGTTCCCACAAAGTGGGAATTGATAATTGCAACTACGCCGCCAACTACGATAAGTAGTGACACACATCCAGAAGCGTTTAATTGGGAAGGCGATGTGTCGGTTTTGGAGATTGCAATACAAGCTGTGTTAACACAAGCCTTCTCGGATTTTACCGCAGTTACGCTTATTCTTTACTCGGCTGAATTTCCAAATGGGTTGATATATTTGCACCCATTATACACACGTGATATCTTGAAAATTAACGCAATTGTTGTTTCATAGGAGAGAGAAAAATGGCGGCGCCGTTATATGCTTATAATACAGCGTGGGGAAAACTGTTTGATAATTCTCATGCTGTGGGGGATACATACAAGGTGGAATTGCTGAATAATTCGGCAACTTTTGTTGCGACGCATGCGACAAAGGCGGCGGTTGATAATTCGGGAGCCTATGAGGTTACGGCGGCGGAATGGCCGGCGGGGGGAATTACGCTGTCGGGAGTGACAAAGGGGACGGTAACAACGAATGATATTGCTTTCGATGCAAACGATGTCGATGTAGAGGCGGCAACAAACGCTATTGGGCCTGCATATAAGGCATTAGTATATAACTCAACGGATGATGTTCCGGTTGCTTTTCTGGACTTTCAGGCCGCAAAAACGGCAGATGTGGGGACACATTTCAAGATTACCTGGGCGGCGAGCGGGATTTTAAAGGGATACTACTTGTTGTCGGGGGAGACTGGGTATACGGAGTATTTGGCTTTCTTGGCGACGCAGTAGTAGAAGAAAATATGCGTGTTACGAAGCCGCATTTTAAAAAGTTCCTGGGAGCTGGGGCAAGTGCGCAGCATAAGTACGGCCTGAAGTTGTTGGGGCTGCTGGAGGCTCGACTAAAGAGTACGGGACAGAGGTTTGGGGTGTGGCGACGAACCCTGGACGCGAACACGCAACTGGTTGTGGGGCATGTGGCGTCGGCGGTTGGGCCGCCGGTTCGGTTTATTCGGGTATTTTCAGTTTCGACTTCGGAGTTGGAAGGTTTTCTTGAAAGTCTCTATATGGATAGTGGGTTTCTGGAAGTGGGGAATTTTGTATTGACCCTTCCCATTCCCCTGCTGGAGTCTGACTTTATTGTTGAACCTTCTACCTTATACCAGAATCAATATACACAAAATACGCAAGAAGTTTATGGGGGGGATCGGGGGGATGACTTACATCTTTATCCAGTTGCGGAGGAGATTGTAGACGGTGATTATCCCCCTTCCTTCAATTATACGGATCAAGACTCGAAGGTAAGTTTATGGAGTAAAACGAGGAATAATTTAAATGGAACGTCATTTTGGGCTGGAAATGCTACTGGAAAGTTGAGGTTATTGAATCAGGCAAAGCTCGGGTTAATAAATGGAAGTTCTATGTTTTTCCAAGAGGGAAATTCAATAAATGCCTCATTAACTTCGGCTGGTTTATTTACCTCGGCTGACTTTCATTATTGGATTGTTTATATCTATGCTACTTCTGGGGGACCACAAAGAATAACATTTGTTCCGTTGGGGGTTAATTTAACGATTCGGGAAGCAGTACAAACTGCTTCCGGTACTGAACGAATGTTGCTTGAAGCCTTTTTGTTGGCGGGGGCTAGTAAAAGAGGAGACAAGAGCATAACAATAGATTTTCCTGTGGGATTGCCTGGAGGACTGCCCTTAGCTTATGGGTGGAAGTTTAATTGGGATGGTTCTAAGGCGTCTGTTGTGTTACTGAATAAAACAAGTTCTAATGTTAGTGGAATTTCCGTGTGGTATGGGGATAAGGCTCATGTCGTTAGTAGTGTTTGTACGCTGTCATTTACATTAACAGGGGCTAATTTTAATGTTGAATTGGAAGTAGAAGAAACGGCAGAGTGGTTACAAGAGAATGGAACAACTACTTGGATTTGGTATCCAACGGTTGGTACAAGTGCGATGTTGTGTCCATTTAGCGCAAGCGGCCCGAATCCGCTGGTAAGTGTGTCATACCCCA